CCACGCCATCAGGCGATCCCTCGGCGCTGGCAAAATCAAGCGGATCGATTGACGTACCATCAAGTAGTTGCGTGACCCAAATGCGTTGGCTGTTAGGCTCGTTAAAAACAAAGTAGCCGTCAAGATAGCCAACCGTCACTGCGCCAGGAAAATCCACGTCTAAAATCTGCGCGAACGTACTGGTGAGGTTGTTGTAGATGTAACTTGGGCCATTGGCAGCGATAAAGACTTGTGTGCCGTTATCCGCGATGCTAACAGGGCCAGTGCCTGTAATAGTGCCTAATAGCGTAGCGGTGTAGCTCGTGTTGATCTTGTACAGGCTGTTACCTGAAACAACAAACGCGATGCTGCTGTTAGATGAAAAAGTCCATAACCCACGAATAGGACCGTTGCCGATTGTTGCTAGTTTCAGCAGACCAGGGCAGCGCTGAAGAAACGCGGGTTCTTTGCCGCCCTCCGGCACAACTTCTGGAAACAAATTGACCATCCTCGCATCGGCTGCGTTGACGGACCGTGCAACGTAAGACGAGCCTAGAATCGGCGTTTTCATCAGAAATTGTTTGAGTAGATATTATAGCGTTGACGCGTTGCAACAATCGGATATGGGATCGCCATAAGATCGCCAGGAAAGTTGATACGCTTAAGATTGCGTTTGCTTGTCATGGCGATACGCTGCACTTGAGGCGAAGGCTCAATACCAAACTCAGGCGCCAACTCACAGGCTAGGTTGTACCGAAACGCACGTAAATAGCCAGGTGGGAAGTACATATCTGTGGCAACGCTTGACACTTCATTGAGCGTTTCCACTGAAACAATATGCCACTCCAGCGCTTTGATAGGCACTGGATAGATGGTCATTTCAATGTTAGGGAACGTATTGTTTACCCATAAAACCTGCGGGTACGTTGATGTCACCGTCTTAAACGCGATACCGTCGTACTGCTGCTGGTTGATCAACTTAACACCGAATGATAGCCCTGACGATGGGTCTTTGAAATACGTTGCGTCGTCCACTTCAATAGGACGGTTGCCTACAAAATCGCCTGTTGGTCCTAACGTGCGTGAGATGACGTTGGCGGGCCAAGTAAATACTTGATCCTGCGTACTGAATACTGACAGTCGCTCGGTATCCCAAGACTGAATCATCTGGTTGATAGCCATGATTGAGTCTTGCATGACTGCCGCAGAAGGTGTCTCACCCTCCGCTAACACGCCTAAGAGTCTAAGAGAACCATCAATAATTTCAGCAGCGGTCGTCATACCTCAGTCTCCTGAATCCTACGGCTGCGGCGACGAGGTTGAAGTTCGTTAACAGGCTCAATGTCGTCCGACGCAGACTCAACGTTTACCTTGTTAGGATCGTAATCTTCCCAACCATTCTCTCTGTCACGGTCAGCTTCCATGTCAGATATTGCAACTTTAGCACCATGCGTAGGGTGGTGGAGATAGATGACAGCCATAATTTAATCGGGGGCCGAAGCCCCCTTCCATCCTTTAGATTTACGACGCCATCACAACCCAATCGGTGCCATCACAAACCAACATCGCCCAAGCGCCAGCCGTTGCAGCAAGAATTGCTGTGCCTGCGGTGCCAGAGTTAATAGGTTTGACGTTTGACGACGCCGAAATGACCGTGTAGGTAGCCGACAGGTTCTTGATCCACACTACACGACCCGTATTGGCCGACGCGGTGGGGAACGTAACCGTAACGTTAGCCGAAGCTCCATTACAAATAACGAAGTTTTCGGTCGCGCCTAGAGAAAACGAAGCCGTCTTAGAGACGGGCGCGTTCAAATCCAGTTGCGTGCCATTTAGTGCTCCTGTCACCGCAACTGAAGCACCAGTAATGGCACCAGTAACGGCAACGCTTTCAAATTCGGGATCGCTGTACGCGACACCGACAGCTTTGGTGTTTGGCATTTGCTTGTCCTTTTAAAAATAGGGGGCGAACCCCCTATCAATTACGCAATCCGATAAGCCGTCCAAGCGCCGTCGCCGGTCTTGCGAGCAAGCCATTGCGACGAAGTACCTGCCGATACCGCAGCCGTGCCAACAAGCGTCCAACCTGTGCCTGCCGTTACAGTAACAGCGTCGGTGTTGTCGATGTTGACCACTGCGAAGGTAAAGGCAGCGTTAACTTTAGCGGCAGAAGAAACTTCAGCCTCAAGCAACGCAACGGTAGGCAGCGTCATAGCGCCAGCAGTGCCGTCAAACGTAAACAACCCGTTTGCCAGTTGAGCCGCTGTGATCGTAGCTGCGCCGGTAAGCGCAGTAGGAGCGCCTTGAACAAACAACAAAGCCTCGCCGGTATTACCGTCGTTGTACTGGTATCCACCAGCACCATTAGGAATTGCCATGATAAATCCTTTCAAAAAATAATTTGGTAGGGGGCCGTAGCCCCCTTATTGATTAGCCCCAGAGACGAACGCCCATTTGAGGACGAATCACGCTGTAGCCGTACAGCACGTCAATACGGCAGGGCATACGGTCGTTGTTGATGTCGTACTGGCGAACAATACGCATCGAAATACCGTTATGAACCTGACGCGACGCCATGTCAACGCCTTGCGGCATCATCAGATCGGCAGTAGCGAAGGTGATTGCGTCTTTGTGATAAACGAGGTTTTGTGGGTACTGCGACGATGCAGCGCCGACAAACACGACAGCTTTGCTGGTGGCAGGAAGGCTGTTAACCGTTGCGAGCGCGTTGCTTGCCGAGTACATCGGAGCAACCGTCAAGTTACCTGCGCCAGAACCGTTAAGCGTAACGTCAGTCGTTACAACGAACTGGAACAGCGAACCTGTGGACTCGCGGGTCTGTGGGTTAACTGCGTAGCAGTCAGCCACGGTAAACACGTCGCCAGCCTTAACCGTCGCGCTAGCACCTGCGCCAGTGATGGCGATAGTGGTTGCGCCTTCGCTGGTAACAGCCGCAGAAGTCGTGCCACCCGTAGCCGTACGCGATCCGGTCGTGAACTGCTTGATCGACTGAGACATGTTGATCTCATCAAACCCAAGCACACCCATACCCATCATGCCATTCTTAAACTGGCGGCTGATGGTGTCGGTGGGGTTAAACAAGCCTTTCATGCCTTCAACCAGACCAGCGTTAGCAGCGGGGTTAACCGTAGCGTAACGGGGCGACATAACAGCAGCGTTCTCGTTAAGTTTCTGCTGTGCTTGTAACAGAACCAACGAGGTTGCTGGCGTTGTACCAGGCGTGCCGACCGTGTTACCGATGTATTGGTATGAGTTAGCAACGTCAGCATCAATGCTAGCAGCAAGCTGGCTAATACGAGGCTTAAGCACGCGCTCTGCGAAGTCGTCCAACTGCAAGGTCAATTCAGCAGAAGTAAAGTTAACGCCAATGTGCTTTTGCGACGCAACGGTCAACGTGGTGTACTGCTCGTTGTCGCTTTGGACTTGAAGCGCTGCACCGTCGGTAACAAGTGCGCGGTCCGGTAAGCGGATACGCAGGGTTGAACCAATCTTAGCGCCTTCAACAGCAAAGCTGTCGTCGTACTGACGATTGACGTTGCGGGTTAAGACAAGATTATTCTCAAGGATTTCAAGCGCCTTGCGAGTAATCATGTCGATGGTAAGTAGACTATTTGCCATGACAATTCCTTGTTAAAAAAGTTAGCGGACTCGGTTTTGAGCTTCCCATTTCTTAATCTGCCTTTGACGCTCGGCTTCAATCCACTCTGATGTTGACAACTCCTTGATAGAGCGCGGGTCAGTCGTGTCTAAAACTCTTGCGTTGCCGCCCCTAGGGGTAACAGGCTGAATCGGCGCTGGGGCGCTCGACGATTTTTTAACTGGTGGATTTTCGCTTAATTTAGCTTCAATCTTCCCAATTTCTTTTGCCTGCATGAAAGGCGACAACTTGGCAATACGATCAGCTTCTTTTGGATTAGACCCAAGGTAATACGCCACCTCTGGCCCAACATCAGACGCTTGAATCGTCTCGGCCATCACTGTCGTGATTGGAAGACGTGGGTTGTACGCAACCTGCTCAAAATCTTCGTACTTCGCACGCGCTTCTTCTTCGCGCTCGTGATAGACCTCAAGAACTTCAGCACGCTGTCTTTCTGCTTCACGTCGTGCAAGTAATTCGGCTGCTTTCCGTTCGGCTAGTGCTTCCGCATAGTCTTCGGTCGTAGCAAAATGTTCTTGCGCGGGTAAATCACCAGACGGCATATCGGGCGTTGCGGCCCTCAGCTTTTGTTCCCGTTCCCATTTGCGTTGCTCTCTTGCAAGGCGTTTGCTGATCATCGCATCAAGTTCAGCCTGGGTAAAACGCTTTTCCTCAGTCTGCTCTGGTGCTTGTTCAGCGACCTCCGGCGCATGTTGTGCATTTTCCGTGGTGGCCGTCACCTCCGGTGCTAGCGCGGATTCTACTTCCGCTAAGGCTTCTTGAACTTGCTCAGTCATCATCGTTCCAAAGGAACCCTGGTCTACCGGACCAGTACGGGTAATTAAACTTAAGTCTGGGGTAATCTTACATTAACTGTCAACTAAAACTTGGGTTGTTTCTGTTACGCGCCTTGTTCTAGGTTAGAAAATTTTGCTTTTAAATCATCAATATCTTTTTGCTGGCGCTGAACCAAATCTAACAACAAAACGCTAATACGTTCGTACTGCACGCTTTCTGGTGTAAGTTGCGCGTTGTCTTTTAATACTTTAGTTTTAATCGTTGACCCATCTTTTTCAACGGTTTCAACAATGTCATAGCAATCATCAGCGTACGACCAATGCACTAGCCGTGGGTCAATTTGAGCCAATTCTTCAGCAATAAAGCCATACCAAGACCATGCTTTATTGTCTACTTTACTCTTGCTTCGATACCAGACAGGTCTGGCCTGCAACAGCGCGTCGCTATACTGGTGTTCAAGCGTTTCAATGTTTGTTTTGTATTTGATTGAAGATGTAACGCGATGTAAACGATTGTTATCGGCGTTATCAACAAAAACATTAGCCGCAGATGCCGTTGTGGGTGCGTTAGGAAAATAAGAAAACGCGTTGTCAAAAACATTGTTGTTAAAGTCAACTTTAGACGACCCATTAGCGCATGACCAGCGCAAGTCACCATTGACGCCGGTTTGGTTAATACCCCAAAGGTTTGTTCCGTCTGTTATTCTGAAACCAGCAGCAGATCGGTTATCAATAATTAAGGATGCAAGACCAAGATTTGATTGAGCTGCGCTTATGGTCGATGTAGAGTCTGTGATGACGGTCTGCGTGTTTCTTGATTGGACCGTTGTTCCGTCTGAGCCTGTCCAATAAATTTTACATCCAACGTCAATCTGTGGGTAGGTTGTACCATTACCTTGATCAGGAAATAAAAAGCAATTATTTACTGAATCAATCCCAAACCCACTAGCGGTTCCACGAATGAATATCTTAGATGGAAAGCCGCCACAACTAAAGTTGTAAAAATAATTGCTGTCGCCGTAGCCTTGAACGTCGATACCTTTACCAGTGCCGGAAATAAACGCCCGACATGAAATTAAATTGTTGTTATCGGCATCAGTAAGCAAAAACGCAGTACCGTTAATAAACTGGCCTTGACAATACAGATAAGTGTTAAACGATGTGTTGCCGCCAGCGGTTCCAGGCGCGTTGCTCGCCAAAATAAATCCATTACCATTAATACAAGTGGGTAGATCGAGGCATCGAACGGTGATGTTGCTAAAAATATTAAGTTGGCTATCGGCAGGTTCTGCTATCTGACCTGCTAAGTAATTCGTTACAACCACACCCACGTAAGTTGGATGCAAGATATTGATGTGGTCAAAACGTCCGTTATTGACGGAAATGATGTTGATACCACCCGAACACGTACCTGAGCAGTCTAGGTACATGTTGTTTAAGCCAACACCATTGATTTTGGCGTTCGCAACATTTTGAACCGTGTAAAACGAAAACATGGACCCAGCGTAAACGCCTCCATCCCACACAATCATTGTGGCAGGGAAAGCACCCGTGCCACCATCATGTATGCCGTCAGCGCCGTAGCCTTGTAAGATCACATTGGATTTTGTGATGTTAATTTGCGCGGAAATCTTGTAAGTCCCCCACGGGAACAAAATAATGCCGCCGTTTTTAGATTGAGCGTAATCGATTGCGTTTTGAATAGCGGTTGTCGAATCAGCAGCGCCCGTTGGGTCAGCACCAAAGTCTAAGACTGAAAGGGTTTGCGCTAGTTTTGCTTGCACCGTTGTACTTACCGCACTAGCAGAAGTTTGCTTAAAACCAACAAGTGATGAGCCGGTAGCGCCAGCTAAAAGCGCTTCAAAAGCGGTTAACGCCGAGTTTGCTGAAGATGGATCGTTAATGCCTATGATGTTGTCGTAAGTATTGATCAGCGCTCCAGCACTGTCTCTCAATACAAATTTGTAGTTAAGACCTTCAGTTAACCAAATTTCTCCTGACGATACGCGGCCTGCCGAGTCCAATATGATCGGGTTGGTGTGCGCCGTTGAGCCTGCCGACGATGTGTAGGTGGCTTGAGGCGTGGTGGTGCCAGCCGCATAAGAGTACAGTAGCCCTCCCGACAAAGGATTGCCGCTGCCATCAAAAAACTGCGCTGCCGCGCCGCCAAGCGCTGAAATAAAGACGGTCATAGCTAACTCCTTATTGCAGCTCTGACGTTAAACTTTTGTTTAACGGACATGATCATCGTCATTATGATCCGGTTTTTCTTGGATTTGAGGTGTTACTTGAACTTTGAGTTTGTCAATCAAGGCAACCACTTGCACGTAAGGCATGGCGCCTAAAGCATTTAAAATACTATTAAGTTCGTTAATATTTAAGTCAAGTTTGATATTCTGCATAGTCAATTCCAAGGCAAATCAACCTTAGTCGCTACAGGTTGCTTTTGCTCGTCAATCTGGTTTTGCACTTCTTGCTCAATCGACAAAACGCCAGCAGGCTCTAAAGCCTCTTTAGTCCAAGCAATGGCTTGATCGTGCGTTAGTTGATCAAAAGGTAAAAAGTTGTTTGGGTCAGCAGGTTTAAGCATAACAGCATGGTTTGCAGAGGCTGTTAACG